TAAAGTTTGAGGGGTAAAAGAGCTACTTGTTTGAACTGGTATTGTTGCAGTACCGGTATGTGTCCACAGATCTGTTCCGCTGTTATAGGTCAATGTATTAAAACCAGCCTTAGTCACACGAATTTCTGCATTACTAGTACCACCAGTAATACTTCCATTTTGATCTATTTCAACTGCACATTTATATCCGCTATCAATACCTATAATTTCAATTGAAGGGTTGGGTGGGAAATCAGATGCACCAGTACCTAAAATAACTTGAGTTCCGTCTGGTTCGTAATAGCGATCGTCTTCATCAATTGCGAACCTTGCGTTCGCGACTGGTATAGCATGAATTCCAATATTTCCTGAAAGATTATAATATATATGAAACCTAGCCATAGCTTCAGCATCAGCTTGGTCTCCTGCTCCCGTCTCTGTAGATTCTGCTTGTGAGAAAATACCTCTACTTGGATTGCCGGTTTCATTACCTCTAACTGTAAAATCAGCATAGACTGCCGACCAAGCATGAAACTCTGACATATTATATGGCTCAGTTCCATTCGGAGTTCCGGTAATATCTACTCCGGTATAATCGTCTGTCCCATTTACTGATAATCCTTTAAGACTTACGTGGGTTCTTACAGTAGTAGATCCTTGTTTTTCATTAAGAATATCTTGTAACGATATCTGATTTGGTGAACTTGGTAGTGCCATTACTTAATAATCTCCGTAATTAAATCTTCGAATTGTTCTATTTTCTCGACTCTATTCGGCCATAAAATATATTCCTTTTCAGGATTCTTTTTTAAATTTGTTAAAAGGGGAAGTATAGAGTTGTAAAGCTTATTTAGCTTATCCTCTAATTCTTGTGCGGTTGCTGAAGCAGTTGATGCCTCAGTCTTTACTGATTGTACGGCTTCAAGCTCGTTTTCATCAACGGCTGTAAAACCAAAATCGAAATCTAATAAATCACTCATATAATTCTCCTGTACTGTTATTTATACAAGTTAGAATGTTAAACTACTGATTTATTGGTCGGAACATTGTCGTTGCAGTTCTTTCAGTGTTTCTATGAGTTCTTCTATTGTACTAACATCCTGAGGATTCTCAGTGTCAATTTCTACGTTTATTGTTATTTTCATAATCCAATTAATGCCCAGCCATGATTAGCTATAGCGTTGAGTATAATAAACAAACATGTAGCCATATGAGTAAGCCACCAAACGGTTCTAATACAAGCAATAGTATTAGCTTGTTTATCCGTCTCTCCGACTTTTTCTCCTAGACTTTTAGCCCATATTCTCCACCATTTACCCATGGCCACGTTTAACTAATTCATTACGAATTTTTTGTTTCTTTTTATTTGGAGTATTGTTATTCTCCAAAGAAGCTTTCAACTCTTCTAACGGTGTAGATCTCATATAAAAATTTTGCGTATTGCCCTTTCGGTCTTTTTGACTCGATTGAAATTTTATCGGCATTATTATTCTCCAGTTATATAATTATATATATGCTTCCACTTCCAAAATCTTTCAATATCACCATCATAATATGCGTTATGTTCGTGAGCAACTAATATAGAGTTTAGTCCAAAGCTTTTACCAACTTCTGCATTTTCAGGTTTATCTTCAATCCAATAACAACCAGTTCCTTCGTACTTTTTAAGCTCTTCGTCTTTATCAGCACCGCAAGGTAGGAATATAAAGTCATCCCATATTTCCTTACCAAACAATAATTCTAAATTCTGAATTCTTAATTTTTGTGCATACCTATTCGTAGACAAAGATGTAATACAATGGAACTTATATCCATGAAGCATGTTTAGTCTTTTCATATAATAAACTGCATCTCTTAATGGTGGTAAGAATGCAATAGCAGCTGAATCATTAAACTCAGCAACAAACTTTTTACCAGCTTCAGGAACTAGATTGAACCTTTTAGCAACATTATACTGTGAAGCATCATGTGTTGGAAAACCTTTATGGTTCATATATTGAGTGAATGAATATTCCCAATCACATAAAACTCCATCACAATCTACTAAAATTATGTTCTCTTTCATATTATCTCTCAATGAAACACTCTTTCCTTTCCATCAATAACTAGCTTATCAATGTGAACATTACCTCTTAAATCCATAAACCCTTGGCTGATAATCAACTCACAAAGTTGATCCCAAGCGTTGTCGTCTTTAGAGACTGCCAAATCCACCATCTCTTGTTTATATAATGGCACTTCCACTAGTACGTTTTCGTTAACAACTAGTCTTCCTTTTATTACATTTTTACTCATTTGTTTCCTCATCATTTAATATAGGTATATTATAACACACAATAAATGATTTGTACACACTTTTTTGCAATTTATTTAAAATATTTTTCCAACATTTCAAACTTATCAACATACTCTGCCATCATGCCTAGCTCTTTCTCAAGAGTTTCCATTTGATCAGAATGTTCACCAACTGACACTTGATTGCTTAAAATAATCTCTGCGTTCATTTGATGCTTTGCAGCTTGTGCCTGCATATAGTCCATAGATGTCTTTACCATCTGATCTCTAAAGTTTTTCATATTATCTCCCAAATAATTTTCTACGTTTATATTCTGCTATTGTATCTAATAGCTTTGTTGTCCAGTTATCACGGTGCTCAATAAATACTTGAGCTCCTTGATCACCTGCGATTAAGGTTACCAATTGTGTAATAGGCATACCAGTTCTTTCTTCCCACATAATTGCATATGCAGTTTCTTGAGTAAAGTAACCTTCACAATACTCTTTCTTTTTAGGTTTTGCTGAGGTTTTATAATCTATAATAGATGGTTTACCATTCCATACACCAACACAATCGACTCGTCCAGCAACACCTAAATGTTCTGAATATAATGCTGCTTCTTGAGCATAAACCTTGGTAAGGTTTTTATCTAGTATGTCTTTTACTTCCATAAAGTTTGACTTAACAACAAGATTAGCATCCTGAAAATAGTCTTCTTCATTATCAACGTATCTTTCTAAGACTTCATGAACAGCTGTTCCACGAGTTGAAGCTCGATGAGAAACTCTATTGGCTTCTTCGTCTCCGACACGTGCTCTCCATCTTTGTATAGCTTCTTCGCTTAAGATTGAAAGTACTGTTGTAATAGAAGGATACTTAATACCATTAGGGGCGGCATATTTTCTGCCAGTATCAGTAGTGTTTGCCACCATGTCATCGTAGCCAAGATCAATTGATTCATGTTTAAAGTTTCCCATTTTCATATAATTCCTTTGTCATAATAAAGTCTCTCACAAATCCGCTTCGAACAATGTCTTCCCATTTAAATTCGATGTGATCAAAAGAGTTCATGTGTTGAATAATATTAATAAATTCTTTAATACCATCCTGATCACCCTTTCGGGTAAAGTCTGATTGATAATAATCACCAGACATAATAAATCTGCAGTCTTCTCCAAGACGTGTAATTACTGAGCATAGTTCGTGATAGTTACAATTTTGTGACTCATCAACTATTACTATGGCATTTTTAATTGTAATTCCTCTTATAAAAGAAGTAGTTAAAAACTCAATACTTTTGCTGTTTATCATTTTAGTCCAACCATCTTGATCTTGAAATAAATCATTAATGATTGCTTTATACGGTGCAGTGTATGCGTCTTCTTTTTCTTCTTGGGTTCCTGGTAAAAATCCCATGTCTCTTGTAGGAACAGCAGATCTTACAATGATTACTTTTTCATAATCTTTGTTAAGTACTGCTTCTAATGCGAGATAAAGCGAAATAAATGTTTTACCCGTTCCGGCTGAACCATCTAAACATAAATGGTTACCAGAGGCAAAAGAATCAAACGCTAGTTTTTGATTTGCAGTCAGTGGCTCGAGCTTAACTAAATGCTCTAGTCGTAAACGAGATGGCTTCTTATTCATTTTGTATCAATATTTCCTTTTAGTGAAGGTGGTAACCCACTCTTAATTCTTTGTTGAACTTCTTTCCAACCATCGCCAGCCTTTCGGCCTACTGATCCAGATATTTCACCAATGATCTTTGGTGCGCCAACAACTTGTTGGATATTTGGATCTTTGACATACTCTTGCATGTCAGCAATAGACATCATCTTAGTTTCTACTTCACCTGTTTCTAAATTTTTAAAATCATACAATGGCATTAAACCACTCCGGTTGTTTACGTTTGGTCCAAAGCATTTTGAACCTTTCTTGTTTTGTTTGATAGAAATTTTGATAAGATTTTACTGCATCAGTACCACCTAATCCATGCACGATACATTCCGGGTTTGAACTCATAGCTAACTTAAACGGAGTTCTCCCGCTTGTACGTACGATATTATCTGGTAAATTTTTAAGTATCTTTCTTAGCTTAATATCTGTCGCGTGTGTCTTATCATATCTATAAGAGTATTCGTCACATAGCGCGATAAAATGATTATAGTGCCATGTGTAATTGCAACAACTTTCACGTGACCATACTGTAGATGGATGATTATAGTGACATGCCTTATATAGGATATCTTCTCTTTCGTCATCTAGTTTATAATATTGTAACATAGAACCAGACTTTGAAGGTCTACGCTCCATAGTTCCATCGACCATACGATGCACTGTCGATAACATCTGTGCCGACTCTACAATCATTTTGACCACATGTTTGTCGCATTGCTCTTGTGCTGCAATTATTGGGTCTTCATTTAATACAAATATATTCATAATGTAACTCGCTTGGTTCGCTTTTAGGGTATTATTATACCACATATCTGACGAAAAGTAAACCCCTTTTTGAAACTATTTTCGCCAAGGGGTCATTGCTTATTGTAACTTGTTTATTGCCTCCATATCATCTAGGAAATGATTTAAATGCGCGATCTTTTTTTCCATCTTATATGCTAACACATCTTTTCCTTTTTTTATTAACTTCTTCTGATAGTATAGTGCCTCATTTCTGTCTTTCTTTAGGCGTTCAATTTGAATATAACTCATAAGCAATCTCCGGGTTAAGTGAATTGAAAAAACTATCATGATATAGATTGTATCGTTAGGCTCTCCTATTTAGATATCAAATTTGGAAATGCGGCTTTAACTAATGTCTTTGTAATATACTTGTATTTTAAGTTTTTATCTTTGGCATCGCAAAAAAGCTTGGCATCATCCGGGTGAATAGATTCGAGTAAGTCAATAAAGACTGTCTCGCGTTTAAATTGGTTTAAATTAGGAGAAGCTGCTTTAACAAAGTTCCTAAATTTTGGGTACATGAATCTCAACTCTTCAGGTTTATCTTTACCTTCAGTGTTAAATTTCTTAAATGGCGGTTCGCCAGGGGGTAATGACAATGCGATAGCATCGTCTAGCGCAATACGTAAAACGTCTTTCAGAGCAGTACAGTCTTGCTCTTGTAAATAGCTGATCCTTTTACCTTTGGATCCTAGTTTATTAGCGGTAGCTAATATTTCTGATATTAATGGTTTATCCATTATAAAATTCCTCCACACTTTCAATCAATAGATTGCATCTTTTTTTAATTAAATAGTTTAATACTTTCATTTTCATTGGGACTTTTTGTCCGTTAAAAGTATTTATAACCTCACTCTGAATAGATTCCGGTATTTCGTTTAGATCTATCAATGTTTTATTTCGTTGATAGTTTCTATACTCTTCCTCTGTCATAACTTCTTTTAAGTTATCTGAATTTTCAGCCCAATGTTGTATTTTCTTTTTAGTCATTGGTGACTGTCTAATCTCATCGATGATAGCGTTATCAGGAGATAAGATGTTAGGAATACCATCACCTTTATCACCTTTACATATATGCTCAAAGCAATACGTCCTAGGATTAGGATCAGATACCATTTTCTTTTGAATTGGTGAAAACTGTTTAACGTTAGTGTATTTGTGGAGTTGAATAAAGTCCTTATCCGAAGAGATAATCATAACTGGTTCGTGTTGACCAAATTCTTGAGTTTGCATTGCGAGTGTTCCAATAACATCATCGGCCTCACAACCTTCTAAATGAATA